CTCCTGCTCTATCAAAAGCTTTATTAACGGCAGCTGTTACTTTTGCTGATAAAGACATTAGTTAGCCCTCCACCAAGAAGAACCCATACCTTCAACGCCTCTCCGAATAAGATGACGTAAGGGTTTAATTACAATACTAGGTGTAATTGAAGTTCTTGTAACATCTCCATTAGTATCAGACAAGCTAATACTTCCAATAGAAATACTCTCAAAAGTTTGAGTAGTTTGTGCTAACAAATCTTCATTGTTTAACAGATGCAATGCTTGTTCATAAACAGCAATTTTAACTGCATTAGGAATTTCTGACTCTGTAAATTTAACTTCTAAGTTTAATCTAGGATTATAATGAGAAGTATTTTTACGAGGCCATGCCAGAGCTTGGGAAGAACTAACAGCAGAACCAATCCAAGAACGATTGTCTATAAGCTGTGTAGCTGTTACTAATGCATCTTCTTTTAATAAAGCAGAGGCAGCATCCCAAGACGCCGCATCTATTCTTGTTTCAAAGTAAGTTTCTGCTTCAGCAACTGCAACATAACTATTAGTATTTAGAACTAAAGCCATTAGTCCCTCCTAACTTATTATGAGTGGAAGACTGGCAAAATGCCCAAGTTCAGTGCGCTCATTTTACGAGTCCAAGATGCAGAAGCAGCATAAGTTGCGTTTGTAGCAAATGCGTTAGTTGCGCCTGACCAGTCATAACCCATTGGGTGCATGATAAAGCCGTAACGATACCAAATATTAGTTGAACCGCCACCAGTGTAAGAAGCCGCATTGCGGTCTACTTCAACAGGGGTTGGAACATTTACAGGAGCAGAAGTAATTGAAGCTGGTTTAATCAAGAAAGAACACTTAGTTGAACGAGCATTCAAGTCACCTGAAGCAGCACCTGAAATCATTTGGTTTGCACGAGTCATAACCAAACGGAATTTTCCACCAAACACGGTTTGGAACTCAAGGTTGCCATCTTGTACACGAGTTTCGTCTACTAAGTTAGCAGCACGCATTTCAGCCATTGTTTCGGGTGAAGTTACGAGATACATAAAGTCAGGTTCGTAGTCTTTGAAACCCATACCCAACGCTTTAAACAAACGTTCACCACGAGCAGCACCCGTAGCAGTTGAGTCAAACAAAGCACGCTGATCGGATGCGCCTGTTGCAGCAGCACCAAATTCACCAAGTGCGTTAATGTCTACAAAGTGACCAGTGTTAGAAGCATCGCCATCTGTGTCAAATGCAATGTAACCACCTGCGCCTGAACCACCTTTGTCACCAAGAGTAACTTCGCTAAGTGCTACACCTTTAAGGCAAGACAACAAAGCATTACCTTCGTCATCACCACGTACTTGTGCAAAGTCACGAGCAATTTTGGCAAGACCATCTTGGCGTGAAACTACTTCTTGCAAATTAACTTGTTGCGCACCAAATGTACGAACAGTTTTAACGTAATCTGCAATGTCAGTTGTGATATCAGTGTAAGTACCATCTGTTGCACTTGACAGCGATGGAACGTTAATGTTAGCTGAAAGTGGCTTGTAGTAACGGAACTGACCAATAAAAGATTCGCCGTTAGCATTAATATCGTCACGTTGTCCTACAATACCTGAAGAATTTAGTTTCTTTTCAGTTGTGTATGCTTCGTCTGCGTAAGCAGAGATAGCCAACGCTACGTTTTGAAAGTCTGTATTTGTAATAGCCATTTTATATTTCCTTGTATATAACTATCTTATTAATAATTAAAACTACCTAGTTGCCCTTTGGCAGCAAGATTTAACACTTCTTGTGTTGACATCTCACTAAGTGGTTTGTTTTCATTAGTGTTTGAGACACCTGCTGGTGCCGCTGTACCCGCCCCTGAGTTAGCTTTAACTCGAAACAGGAATGAGTTATCTTCATTATCTGAGTAAGAGGTAATAAAGTCTTGAATAGTAGTGCCTGACTTATGAACCCAACTACCGTTGTCATTCTGAACAAGTTGCTCAACAATATCACGGTAAGCTAGTTGACGACTACGATCATTGCGGAAATCTAAACTACCAAGTAATGAGTTAACAACGCTATCTCGATTTAACTTAGTATTCTCTTCTTCGTAGACTTTTAGTTTAGCTTCAAGATCAGCAATTTTCATTTCTGATAGTTCTTGAAGTTTTCCTTCTTCTTCGAGCCGCTTCATCGTTTCTTGTTTTTGTTGTTGTTCGATTTCAGCAGCTTTCTTAAGAGCCTCGTCTCGCTCTTTAGCCATGCGGTCAACATTAGACTTCATTTTAGAAAGTCTATTGGCAACCTCTTGTTCAATTGGATCAACCGTTTCAGATGTTTCCTCCTGAACATTTTCTTGTTCATTAGTCTCATTGGACTCTGTTGCAGTTACTTCTTCTTCAACTACTGTATTTTCTTCACTCATAATATTTTCCTTTCAAGCACAGCTTGAGGTTAATGTTTAATTTTGATTCACAGAATCTAAAAAGGTCATAGGCTATTACAAATAACTATGGCCCGATACCATACCAGTCCTGCCCGTCTTTGAGCGGTGCTAGTATGTCTTTTCTTGTTATTTTATTAGGAGGGTCAATAAGACCCTGATCTTTAGCTTCTTTAAGAAGCCTTTGGTAAGTTCTATAAGACATCCCTTGTCTGCGCATTTCTCTAAGGGTTTTTCTTATAGTATCGCCTTCTAGGGCATCTGCATAGATGGTCCTTAAAGCATCTTTTGCACGTCTTGCTTCACCTATATTAGTAAAGAAAGCATCGTGAATTGTTCCACTGTCTACGTTATTTTTACGCGCCCATAAATGAAAGCGCCTAACTATAACAGCATCGTTACTGTGGTTTCCATTAACACCTAACCCGATTCTAGCGTCATTAAGAGAGCCTTTGCCTAAAAGCTTTCCATCTTCAGCGCTAGATTCGTATATGTTAGATATTTTTCTGTTTGTAACCGGATCTCTAAATTCAATACGCTCTTGAATTTTAGGACGGTATCTTTGTGTCATTATTTTGCCATCAAATGTAACCCACGGAATATCAACTTTTTGAGTTTCTTCAACGTAAGCTTTAGCAACTTGTTTCCAATAGTTAATAAAATTATCAGTAACAGGTGCTCTATCAGCAAGATTTTTAGACATAATTCTAGATATTTCTGAGAACTCTTTTGGCCCAATAATACCTCTACGAGCATTAGTAAGCTTATTAACAAAGTCACCAACATCAGGATGTATGTCTTGAGCTTGTTTTAATAGTGTACGACCAACAGGTTCGTTCTTATTAATTAACTCTACAAGTTCACTTCTAAAGCTTTTAAGTTCTTCTACTGTACCTGTTGCACCTAAGCGTTCAGCTACTTTAATTTTACCGTCAACAACTCTAAGGTTAGTACCTAGATTATCTTTAGTAACTGTTATGAAGCCTTTTTCGTCAAGTACTTTAGACAACTTATTAGCCACGTTAGCGGTTTTCGTAGCAGCTCCAGCACCATAAAATGATACCATGTTTTGAGCTTTGGCTGCTTTAGCAAGATCTTCCCATGTAAGATTAGCATCTCTGAGTGCAGGTATTTTAAGAAATTCTGGGTCATTAACTGTATCCATTGCAACTAAGTCATAAAGACGGTTCTTTTGAGTTGTAGCTAAAACATTTGAGGCTTGAGATACTGCCCTGTCGCCTGTAGAAAGCCCGATGATTTGAGCTCCACTAGATGAAGCATCGTTTTCAATCATGAGTTTTGTTTTATAACTAGTAAGAGGTTTGCCTTGTTTAAGGTGTTTATCTATTCTAGCATATTCAATTGCCATTCTGCCCATCTTAGGTACTTCTGGCCCTTCTAACCCTCGTATTAACGGATGTTCAAGAAACTCTCTAAGACGTCTATCTCTTTGAGTTTTAGACATCATAATATTACCTAGCTCAATAATCTTAGCTTCATTACGTTTAAATATAGCGTTACGACCTGCTTGAGTAAGTGCTTCAGTTCCTGGACCGATCAAAGCTCCCATTTGAATTCTAAGTTCATCTAAAGCTTCAGTACTCATATTAACAGCTTTACCTGAATTAAGAAAGGGTCTAACTAGCTCACCCCCCGTAGGTGTAAGATATCCTCTGTGATATACTCGCCCCCTAGAATCAATAAACGCTTGAGTCCTAAAATTTTTCCCTCTTTGAGCATGATACTTAGCAGTAGACATAAGTCCATAACCTTGTTCTCCTCGATTTAAAATTTCATGACGAAACTCATTAATACTGTCATAGTACTTAGATCTCCCTCTAGGATCTCTGAATCTAGCAATATCGTCCATAAACCCGAAGAATTCGTTATCAACTCCATATTCAACGTCCATTACATGATTAAGCATTTGAGCCATCTCACGATCAATTTGTTTAGGATCATAATCTGGAAATTTATCTCTAGAAATTAAAGGTATTCCTGTTTCATTACCTCTAGCATCTACGTATGTCTTTTTATTAGCCTTTACATAAAGCCTGTCTCGATCATATATAGTTCCAAGTCTCCTAGCAATAGTAACTTTACGTTCTGCTTCTTGAAGTTTAAGTAAAGTTTTATCTACAACAATTACTTCTCTAGAAATGCTATCTGCCCAACCACCTGAAGCTCTACCTGTATCTAAATCTAAAACACCTCTACGAGTTTTACCTCTGAATTGAACTTTGATTAAGTTTTGATCTACCATAAAGTCAAGTATTTTAGACCCTTCTTTGTGAAAGTCTTGCAAAGTATGTTTAGTAAAGGGTATAATATTTTCAAAGTCTTTAGAAAATCTTTT